AACAAAGACTTTCTCATCTTTGGCTTGGTATAATTACCAGCTGCATTAACCGCCATTAGGGAAACCTCTTTTCTTTATCTGGCATATCAAAAAGCATTTGCTCCAACCTCCTCATTCTTTCTCGAAGTTTTTGTTCTTCTTCTGACATACTTCCAGAAAAACCTTTTTTATTTTGACCAGTTATGTTTCTTATAAATAAAGTTTTCTTAGATGCTTGTGGCCTTAGACCATCAGAGTTTAAACCAAGCTTTTTATAAATAGTTTGAAGCTCTGCTTTTATTTCTTTAGAATTAGCCATTAAGCTCCAACCTTTTTCTTGGCTAACTTGTGCGCTTCACCAAAGGTAGAACCTTTTAGCATTGCAGTTCTCATTACCTTCATATGCTTGGGAGTATGATGTTCACTATGACGCTTCATAGTTTGCTCCTGACGCTTGGTCAGTTTTAGCAAACTCTTTTTCTTCTTAGCCATCTTAGTAAGAGCTACCAGAAGAACCGCCAGACTTGGCCTTTATAATCTTTCTTTTCAAAGCTGGTGGCAATGTCTTCTGCTTTTTTGTTAACATAGATTTCTTTTTCTTAGGTCTTCCAACCTTATCACCGTATGTTCCTTTACCCATTGGCATCATGCTTTTCCTTTCTTAGCTTTGTTTCTTCGACTTATTGCTCTGGCCTTTGCCCTTGCGTCCGCTTTGCTTGATGCTCCCCATGCCCTTAGGCTGAGAAGAAGACGTGTTGGTTTTCCCTTGCTGTCTCTTTCTGGCCCCCTTGCTCCCCCCATTCTTGCTAGGAAGCTTGCTCTTCGAGGATTGTCTCCGCTTTTGACTGGAGGCTTTAGTGTTCCCCCCTTGTAACTTGCTCGACCCTTCGCGTTTAGACCGCCCTTGGGATTCTTTCCCTCTTTCCTCTGCCACGCTGGAGTTTTTGCCATGCCACAATCTCTTTAACCAATTAAACATAAATCCACCCTTACACTAAAAATATATTTTTTCAAACGCACAAAATACTTTGTAGTAAAAAAATGCTGGGGGGAGAGAAGTAACAGTAACAAGTGTCCTAGTTTTGACCCCTGTGTCTGTGCTAGATTACATGTGCAAACCTATGAGGGGGTCTACCCCAGATCTATGCTCACACGGATATCACCAGCCAACTGTACCTGAGATCGATCTATCGGTTTGAATCCCGCTCGATCGAGTATGTCCTTGCTCGCCTCGAGCTGCACATACTCACTCTTCGCTCCTGTTGCGAGCTTCATCACCCTACTAGCAGCAATCGTAGCATTCATACCTAACTGTTCTGTCACACACTGCATCATGTACTGTTGCACATGAGGTTGCTTTAGAGCCTTGCTAGCAGTCACTCTACCTGAGTCACCATCAGCATACCCAGCTTCTTTAGCGGCCTGAGTGATAGAGCAACCTTTTGATACGAGTGTATCAACCAAAGCCAGCTGTTTTGGTGTCAGTTTCTTAGTATTGATAAGATTATTCATGGTGATCCTCTGTAGCCCCCCCTCTCCCTCTCTCCCCCCCATTTGGACACCAAAACGATGGATTGTGTCAATATGTGACGTAGGGTCATTAGTATAATGACACACGTTACACACAACATGTAGTATTGACACGTAATTCTACCGAATGATCACCTCGATGGGTCTATCCCATCTATATCTAGCTTGGGCGGTTCGATGGACTGACGACCTTGCTTGGGCAAGGCTCGTTTGTGCCATCGACCACCGTAGTAAGCTAAAGTGACAGGGGATAGACACACTCAGAGATCATGTATCTATTCATTACACACAATCTTACAATAATAACTTCCAGTTGGGCTTACGTATCAGATGAATGCAAGGACGATCCGTTCGTTACGTCATACAAGATGACGTGACGAGCCGTTCGCCAGCGCGGCTGGTCAAGATCCCTGCATTCATCAGATTCGTTAGCCTTGATTATCCTTATGCATACAAGAATGTGCATACTGTAACAGATATACATAAGGAGAAAAAAGAAATGGATATCGAAACAATTTCAAACGAAATCGTAGTAGCAATCAAGCAATTATCAGCACCGTTCGAGAAATGGGACAATGAAGAAAAGCAGTTCGTCGAGAGTGACGGTATGAGCTACGTCAGAAAGATAATGCTTGAGAAGCTGCTCGATGGGACATTTTACCTACATATCGGTAAGACAGGAGATAGCTCCGAGGCTTACGCTGCAAGCATGAAGCGTAAGGCCGAGTTGGCTTACCGACACAGAGATGGCACAGAGATCAGCAACAACCAGATTCGAGGTGCAGCTGGTGAAGCACAAGCAGCGACCCAGAAGCATGAGTATCTCGAGACTCTATATGCTGATCTCCAAGCCTTGTATCTGCAAGAGACAGGTGAACACTATGTACCTTACAACTCTCCAGCTGGATACAACTTCGGTACTCAGAACGTAGTTCCGAATACGTCCATACCTCAGGACGCAGAACAGATGTTAGCCGCACTCGGTATCCAGACTGACTCAGCTAACACAGTAGAAGAACCTCAGAAGCAGAAGAAGAAAGCTTCTTAACTACCAAGGGTAGAGTCACACGGCTCTACCCTTTTTTTGCGTTAGCAAAAATGGTGTGCCATGCTATTCCAGCAAAGCTGGGCATGGTCACCTTCGAGCCAACGGCTCGAGCCTAACTATAAACGTACACCAGTAAACAGCTGGGATTTTTGCCATGAAAGGAGAACGTATTATGGCTAACGAAAATAAAATCGAATACACTGACAGAGAAATAAACATTTCAAATGCATTCTTTGAAATAATGCAACCACGAATGATTTATTTTTTCAAACAGTTTCTTGAAGCTCGATCATTAGAAACTGAAATCTTTTGGAAAGAACAGATGGTTCCAAGCATTTCTCAAGATGTTCGAGACAAAATTATGTCTGATGTTGAAGACATGATTGATAAAAAGCTCGATGCTTACAAAGAATCAGAGTTTGATATTTATGATTACTCTGGTCAGATTGAAGACATTATATCTGGTTGGGTAAGAAACAATCTCACACTAACAACTACAGTCGATGAAGGATAATGCAATGATAATTACATACAACAAAAAGAAATACCCTGACATGACAACACATCAGATGATGGGTTGGGGTGGATTCATTCCGCTTTGGATAACGGAATGGAATCTAAGACGAACTAGTTTTGCTATTCAGGAAACTCTCTTCGATCATCTCCATACTCAGTACGAAGCTCGTTCTGGTATGGGCATCAAAGGCAGAGAGTTTACTGGTGAAATAGATAACGGAGGTGTTCTTCGTCATCCAGAGGACTCACCCATGCATCCATTTATGACATGGGATACTGAAGAAGGTTTAGTTTATTTCTATCCCTATTCAGTTATGGGTATCCCACTTCAACGACCAAGTATTACTACTGGTCAAACACATTACATAACGAGGATGGATTAATGTTTGATTTAAATAAACAAGCAGCAACTGCAAAGCAGTTGTGGAAACTAAACTTCTTAGCTGAACAAGCTTTTCAACTACAGATTGAAGCTGAAGTTAAGGAACATGGTGAAATGATATCAAAAGCAAAAGATGCTGCTTTTACTGTCACATTACCGTTGAGTAAGCAACAAGCTAGTGACTGGATAAAACTCCAGAACAAACGTGTTACTGCTTTGCAATCTCTAATCGAGTCTCTCGATAGAGATAGAAAAGCAGACATCATAATGAAAGGAGATAATGATGGCTAAAAGATCAACACCAAGATTTACTCGCAGAGATTTCGAGTTTCTTGCTGATTATATCACGCCACACTTGCACTGGCCGACAGGAATCGAAAAGATTGCTGATGAACTTGCACGAACCAATCCAAGATTTGATCGTGACAAATGGGTAAATCGTGCTACCAATGTGTGGGAAGAGCATGCGGTCGAACAGCTTGATGAAATATATCAAGCTCAAATACTTGCGGAGAGTAGCAATGACATCGATGATGAGATCCCCTATTAAAACTTGTCAAGAATGTGGTGGTGATGGGTACATTGAATATGATGTACCCAAATCCCACGGATTTGACAGGGATGTAGGATATATAGATAGTGCCACTGAAATTTGCGAAGAATGCCAGGGACTTGGTTTCTTTGATAACGAAGAGGATATAAATTTTTAGTTGGCAAACACTAGACTGTCTCACAATTACAATGAGATGATTGAGATGCTTATTAATGCGAGACATGATCAAGGACTAAGCCAGCCGCAGCTGGCAAATATAATAGGTTGTACCGAATCATTGATTCATAAATGGGAGCAGCACAAAAGAGTTCCGTCTGGATTTTTTCTTATGTGTTGGTTAGAAGCTTTAGGTTATGACATCGAGGTCAAGAAAAAAACCAGCAAAAATAACGTGCGTCAGCTGCGAAAGTAATACTGAATGGTTTGTTGCTATACTTAAAAACAATAGTGGCAGATCTACGCAGAAGCACTGGTACATTTGTTTGAACTGTTATGAGGAGGACAGATGGCAAACCGTAACAAGAGCAAAGGAACATACCATGAAAAATGGTTTGTCGAATGGCTCAACAAAATCAAAGCGCAAATCAAAGCGAAACGCCAGCCCCTCTCAGGCAGTTTGGGAGGAGAATATTCTGGCGACATCAAGCTCGAAATCAAAGGACTTGAAATGGTAGGTGAGGTAAAGTATCGTGATAGTGCATCCTTCCCTAGCCCTTTCAAAGTATTAGAAGGCAGGGATATTGCATTCTATAAAAGACGGAGGGGAACTCCGCAAACGCTGGTCATAATGAGTGGCGATAAATTTAAACAGATCATGGAGAACGAACATGGCTCAGAAGATAATAACAAATGAAATAAAGTTTACTGATAACGAGTTATGGCGAGCAATGGAAATGCAAGTCATGGATTTAGTTTCAGATAGAGCTATACAATATTTAACAGCAAAAACAGTTCAACAACATGTTGACGAAGCTATTGATAAATATTTTAATCGTGTAAAAGAAATGATTGATGATGACACAGATGGTCTCATTGATGCAGAAGAAATGGGTTACATAAATGAAGGGTTTATGAATGCAACCTATATTGCAGTACAACTTATTCTTGAAGATGTATTGCCACAAGTCCACTTAAAGCCAGAGTGGGAAACTAAAAAAGACTGGCAAGAAATTGTTAAAACAAAAAAGGAGAACGAGAATGGAATCTCAGAACAAACAGATTAAGGAATACCTTGAAACAGGTAGACGTATTACAGCATGGGAAGCATTAGATTTATTTCGATGCTTTCGTTTAGCATCAAGAATCCATGATCTAAAACAATCTGGTGTAGCAATAGATAGTGACACTATTATTAGTGATGACGGCAAACGATATAAAGAATATTGGATTGCAAAATGAAATCAGTAACTCGTGCTGTACAAGATGA